TATTAAAGATAGATTTGTATAATTGAAAATATTTATATATATTAATAATAAAGGATAATAAAAATGGACTATTTAGACAGAACATATGCATTTGCAAAATGGGCAGACATAGGATCAGTAGACTTTTCTCAAGTAATGGAAACATCTGCTAATACTGTAAGAAAATCATTAGACAATGATTTATTTATATTGAAATGGTATACTGCCAACGAACCTACATTTATTACAGACGATAGTGTTACATTGTCTTGGTCAGGTTCACATTCGCAATGCTTACAACATCTGCTAGGTCCAAATTGGACAGACACAGGCTCAACGCCTTAATTTAACATAGGTTATAAAAATGGAAAAGAAAAAATTAGAAAAAACAGATTTAGATGCTTTAACAGAAATTAGACAAAAGTATCAAGAAAACAATATGCAGATAGGTATGATATCTTCTGATGAATATTTTATCAATCAACAATTAAAACAAATTGAACAATTAAAAGAAAATTGTTTTAATACGTTAGAAAATTTAAGAAAACAAGAATCAGAATTAGTTAAGTCATTAGAAGATAAATACGGCGAAGGACAAATTAATTTAGAAGAAGGCGTATTTATATCCAATTCATAAAGGTTTTGGAAATTATACCTATATTTATAATAAAAAAATTATGGGAGTATTTTAATGGCAGAAAGAATAGTATCGCCAGGTGTATTTACTAACGAAAAAGATCAATCCTTTTTACAAAGAGGAGTTAGTGAAATTGGAGCATCAATTATTGGGACAACAATTAAAGGTCCTGCATTAATACCAACACAAGTAAATTCATTTTCAGAATTTGAAGAAATATTTGGATCATATACTGATGATTCGTATGTACCATTTACAGTACAAGAATATTTAAAAAATGCTGGTGTGGTAACAATAACAAGATTATTATATGAAGATGGATATGCTTTAGATAGAGGTTTATTAGCAGTTATTGCAACATCTGCTAGTACAGAAGTTGTAACGCATGTATTACATCCATCAGCTCCTGTATCTACAGTAGGATCATCAAGTCCAGTTTTTGAAGCTTCATTTATAACACAACATCCATCAGGTAGTTTTGTTTTAAACATTTCTGGATCATTTAACAATGATAGCTCATTGCCAGGATTTAGTGGAGCTTATACAGCAGAGCTAGGAATAAGTGCTTCTATTAATTCAGATGCTAATAATTATATAACAAAAATATTTGGAACTAATCCTAAATCAGTAAATTATCCAGTATATGTACAATATGAAAATGCATCTGCGGTTAGTTCATTTGACGATTTAGCACATGTTTCAATGTCATTAGGAATTGTTGATTACACAAATACATTAGATGGACAAAATGGATTTGCATCTAGTACAATGATTACATCTCAAAAAATTGGATCAACTGCAGTTAATTTATTTCAAGTTCATACATTGTCTCATGGTAACGTAGAAAATTTTGATGTTAAAGTAGGGGTTCGTGATATAAGACTAGCATCAGAAGTTGCTGATCCAAATGGATATGGAACATTTACATTAGAAGTAAGAAGAATTAATAGTACAAATTTACCAAATTCACCATTTGATTCAGACGACACAGACAAATCACCAGATATATTAGAAACATTTACTAATTGTAATTTAGATCCTGATTCACCAAATTATGTTGCAAGAAAAGTTGGTGATCAATTTATTACTATAGATTCTGAAGGTAAAATTAGAGATAATGGTGATTATCCAAATTTGTCTAAGTATATAAGAATTAGTGTTACTGAAGGTGTTAAAAATAAAACTGAAAGTAAAACATTAGTACCATTTGGATTCAGAGCAATGACTTCTCCAATTCCAGATGCGTCTGGTTCGGCTGGAGATCAACAAATAGTTGCAACTTCATATCAAACATCACAAGAACCAGGTGGATCATATAGTACTAAAAATTATTTTGGATTTGACTTTACAAATACAAATAACTTAAATTATTTAGCTCCAGTACCAACAACAGGTGCAACTACTGGTAGTAATAGTGATTTTTATTTAGGAGATATGTTACAAGCAACAGGATCTAATTTTCCAAGTGTGACTGCTCCATATACAGGTTCATTACAGACAGTATTAACAGCAGGAACATTTGCTTCAAATATTTCCTTAGCATCTAGAAAGTTTATGGTAGCATTAAATGGAGGATTTGATGGAGCCAGACCAAATTTACCAAAATTATCTGGAACAAATATAACAGCTACTAATACATTTGGATTTGATTGTTCTGGTAATCAAACAACTGGTACTAAATCATATAGAAAAGCATTTAATGCATTATCAAATACAGATTTTTATGACATTAATATGTTAATAACTCCAGGTATATTACATAGTAAACATCCATCTGTCACCGCTGATGCTAGACAATTAGTTGAAGATAGACAAGATACATTTTATGTAATGGATGTACCAGCATTAACAGATAGTATTGCAACTACTATTAATAATGTTACTAGTATAGATTCAAATTATACCGCAACATATTTCCCATGGGTAAGAATAATTGACCCAGCTAAAAATAAGCCAATATTTGTACCACCATCAGTATTGATTCCAGGAGCATTATCATTTAATGATGCAACATCAGCGCCATGGTATGCCCCAGCTGGTTTAAATAGGGGTGGATTAACATCAGCAATTAATACATATGAAAAATTAACTCAATCAGATAGAGATGATTTATATGAAGCTAGAATTAATCCTATAGCAAATTTCCCAAATCAAGGAATATGTATATGGGGACAAAAAACATTACAGTCTAGACCAAGTGCGTTAGATAGAGTTAATGTTAGAAGATTATTAATAACAGTTAAGAAATTTATTGCATCTGCAACCAAGTTTTTAGTATTTGAACAAAACACTGATGCAACTAGATTAAGATTCTTAAGTATTGTTAATCCTTATTTAGAAGGAGTAAGATCACAACAAGGTTTAAGTGCTTTTAGAGTTGTAATGGATGATACTAATAATACACCAGATCTAATAGATCAAAATATTTTATATGGACAAATATTTTTACAACCAACTAGAACCGCAGAATTTATTGTCTTAGACTTTAATATTCAGCCAACTGGTGCTTCTTTCCCTGAATAGAATTTAGGTTAGGTAATATTTATATAAAAAGAATATAGGAAATAGAAAATGGCATTAGAACAAAATTTACCAGGTATTAATCAAAATGATTTATTTTTGAATGCATTTGATTGGGAACCTAAATATACTAATCGATTTATTATGTATATTGCAGATATACCAACATACATAATAAAAGCAGCTGCAAGACCATCTTTAACTAATGGTGAGATTGTATTAGATCACATTAATGTTGATAGAAAAGTTAAAGGTAAAACAAGATGGAACGATGTTTCAATTACATTGTATGATCCAATTGTACCATCAGGAGCACAAGCAGTTATGGAATGGGTTAGATTACATCATGAATCATTAACTGGTAGAGATGGATATAGCACTCAATATAAGAAAGACATTACATTTCATTCATTATCACCAACGGGTGAAAAAATTGAAGAATGGTGTTTAAAAGGTGCATTTATTTTAGACTCTAATTTTGGTCAAATGGATTGGGGTACAGAAGAGTCAGTTCAAATTGAATTAACATTGAAATATGATTACGCTGTATTAGAATATTAAAAACTTTTATGAATTTAATGGGAGTTTCGGCTCCCATTTTTACGCTCTAAAAATATTTATTATAAAGAAGTCATTTTATTCATATTGTTACGATTTAAATTTAGGTAACATATGAATCCTGTATTTTTTATATTCTTGTTTTTATTTGGATACAATTCCTTTTGTCAAGATACTATATTTAGATATGAAGAAAAACCAATTACTGGTAATATTGTATATACTGACAAAAATACAATTTTATATCAAAAAGGAAATTATATTGAAGATATTCCTGTAAATTTTGTATATGGTTATAAAAGAGATGGTAAAATGTCTATTTTATATCAAGAAAAAAATGAACCTATTACCTTATTACAAATGAATGATTATGTAATGGGTAAAGCATTAGGATTCAAAGAACATGTAGCAGGAGTACCTTTCACCCTAGGATTTTTTAGTTCATTTTTTTATAGTTATTATAATACTAGAGGATTATCAAGAAATCCTAAAGTTTCATCATTAGTTTTTACAGCTGTTCCCCCAATAATATTTACAATTGCAAAACCTAAAACAAATAAAAATTGGTCTAGAGAAAAAAGAATAGGATATCAAACTGCTAGATCAGAACGAAATCAAGTATCTAGCTTCAGCGGCGCTGTATTAGGAACTATATTTATATATTCACTCTATTTTTCAAGTAACTAATATTTATAATAAAGTTTTAAAAAGGAAAGTTATGGCAAAATTAACAGATCGTTATGAAAATCAAAATTTAATAAATTTAGCTAAAGACAAATACGAGCAACAACAAAAAAGTACTATTCCATCAGAAATTGTAACATTAACAAGTCAAGGAAAAGTATATCCAAAAAATAGTCCATTAAGTACTGGAAAAATTGAAATGCGATACATGACAGCATATGATGAAGATATTTTAACTAATAATTCATATATATCAGAAGGAGTTGTATTAGATAAACTAATTGATTCGTTAATTGTTACAGATGTAAATTACGATGACATTGCTCAGGTAGATAAAGATGGATTAGTTTTAAATGCAAGAATATTAAGCTATGGCTCTGAATATCCAGTTACAGTTATAGATCCAAAAACAAAAAAACAAATTAAACAAACTGTAGATTTATCAAAAATTCAATCAAAAACAATTGACATTGAAAGTAATGATCAAGGAGAATTTACATATGAAACTGAATCATTACAAATAAAATTTAAATTTTTAACAAATAATAAATCAAATGAAACTATCAGTGAATATTTATCAAATATTATAACAGAAGTAAACGGAAAAAGAAAACAATCTGAAATAGATAATTTTATACGATATGAATTTCTTGTTAAAGATAGCAAAGATTTTCAAAAGTTTATCCTTAATAATACTCCATCACTTATTTTAGAATATGAATTCCAAGGCGAGGACGGGAGCGCTTTTACTGCCGGGTTTCCGGTTGGCCCAGACTTTTTTTGGATTTAAGCCAGAAGATAGACCAAAGTTACACGACGCATTATTTGAACTAGTATGGGCTGGTGAAGGTCGATGGGATTGGAACACTGTATATCATATGCCAATATTTCTAAGAAATTTTTGGATACGAAAATTAAACAAACTTCATGATCTAAAAAAGAAAGCTCAACAAAAATCTAATCAAAAATATACTAAACCAAAAATACAAAAACCTCCTATGTAGATATTTATAATAAAAGATATCTATATGAATATTCTGAATTCACATATTTTATATTTAAAAACATTTCCTAACCAAGGTCAAAAAAAAGATAAAGATTTAAAAGATAAAGCTTTATCTAAGGCTAATTTACAACAACAATTCAAAGACTTTGATGCTGAAAAACAAGCTAAAGCAACAAAACAATTGTTTGATCAAATAGCAAAAGGGTCGACTGAAGCACAAGTAGGAGTAGAAAAATTAGTTGGCCAACAAGAAAAATTAGGAATAACATTAATTGACTTAGCAAAAAAGTCGACTTTTTTAGAACAAAGAAATAGAGAATTAAATAAAACATTCGGTATTAATTCAGGAACTGCAGGAGAATTAGGAGAAAAATATGATTCTTTAGGTGAGTCTTTTGGCACCGGTGGAAAACAAATACGAAAATATGCACAAGAATTAAATAGATTACTTCCATTACAAGCTAAAAACTTAACTGATACAGATAAAGCTAATAAATCCGGATTTACATTTAATTCTAGATTAATTAAAACAGCAAAATTATTT